AGAGAGTTGGCAAAGTCATTTATCGCGCCGCCAAGCCCCTTAATACCTTCAGTAAAGGATGTGTAATCGGGGGTTGTATCAACGCCAAAGAAATTAAGAACCGAGTCAATAATTCCGCCCTCTTTAATTGAGTCAAGGGCGGTTTTGAGCTTATTTATATCATCCGACGGAACAGTAAGCCCCTCAAGAGGTGCCATTTTACTCTGCCAATCAACCAGCGCGTCTGCCAGCGTGCCCATATCTTCAGAAAACTGGGTCACCTGGCTCTTATCTTCTTCGCCAAGAATGAGGCTTCCAAGACTCGTCAGAAGACCCTGGAAAGAGATCTCCCCAATAATTTCAATAATGTCATCAAGCGCTGTCGTATCAATCTCGATTCCGTCAAACTCGCTCATTGTCGTAGCGTAGGTCGAGAATCCGGTTGCCAGTGCAGCCATGTCACTGGCGACAAGCTCTACTGAAGATTTACCCTCGGCAAGTTCAGTTACAATGGACGCTAGACCATCTACGAATCCAACTAAAGATGCCCCAAGAACAACAGCTACCGCATCCATAAGCGGCTGCGTATCGATCTCAAGACCTTCAAACTGACTCATTGTTGTGGCGTAAGTTGCGAACGCCGTAGCTATTGCGGTCATATCGTCCGCAACGGTCTGGGCCGCAGTCTTTCCTTCTGTAAGCTCAGTCGCTATGGAAAGGATGGAATCGGCAAACCCGACTGCGGAAATCCCCAGTATTGAAAGAATTGCTTCAGACAGAGGACCAATATCAACCATTCCGATTTCGTTAAGAGGCGCCAAAGCCTCCATAAAACCGGTAATGTCCTCACCAATCTGAGGAAGCGAATCGAAAAGCTCGGTTGCGAGTCCTGCAAAGAACGCTCCGACTGCCTTTCCAAGTCCGCCAAGCACGGCAACAATAATATCAAGACCTGTTTGGATGGTATCTTTCTGTTCGCCGCCGAGTTTGCCAATCGCCCAGGCAAGAGCGGTAAAAGCAGCAATAAATGCGACCATAACAAGCAAGCCGACAAGTGCAACTCCCGCTGCTGATCCCGCAGCAACTGCGCCGTACATAGCAATGCCGAGTCCAGCAAATATCAATCCGAGAGCGGTCGCAATTTTAATTACAGCGTCTGTATCAGGCAGGGTCGCAAGCAGGAACAGAACCGTTCCGATAGCAGCCACCAAAATAACCATCATGAGCAGTGAGCTCAAAGCTGGCTTCATTGCGCCCGTAATTCCGGAAAGTAAAGCAAGCATGCCAAGAAGTATACCAAGAGCAGCGACCGGTGCTATCAAGCTCGTAGGCTTTATTAGAGACAGTAATGCGAGTGCTCCTGTGAGCGCCAAAATTACTGCTGCAAGACCAATCATTGTCCCGAGGCCTTTCTCAAGACCTTTTGCGGTAAGTAAGACACCGGCAAGAGCCAACATGACAAGACTTAGCGCAGCAACACTGTACGCAAGCCTATCCGGTTCAATAGTCGAGATGATCTTCAGCGCAAGACTAATGGCAATTATGCACGCAGCTAGACCCGCAATACCAATCGATACGCTGAGCCCGTCGCCTACCGCTTTCTTCATTGCAAACATCATTACTGCAAGAACTCCAGCGATCAGAATCAGCTTTCCAAGACCCTTTAATATCTTGGTAAGCGGCATGAAAGTGATCAACTGAATAAGAACGAGCATGCCAAATAGAGCGCCGACCATAGAGAGTATACCGACGCCGTTAAAGAGATTGGCTTTGCCGCCCATCTTGTTCATTATTTTGCTAAGGGCATATAATGCCACCATCAAAACTACAAGACCGGCAAGTCCTGCCAAAGTTCTGCCAAGATCATCGACAATCATGTTGCCAAGAAGCTTTATAGAGACGATAAGCAAAAGCAGCGATCCTGCAATTGAGCTGATCATAGCCGCTGCGCCAATCATTCCTTTTGCGTCAAACTTTGAAACAGATTTGGCAAAGATACCAAATATCAATAAAATTGCGCCGATGGCTATAATTCCTTTAGCAAGTTCGGTCACTTTTAGCTTCGCAAGTATCGAAACGACCAACGCCAAAAGAGCAATGGACGCTGCCATCTCGAGCATTGCGGCTTTGTTCAGGAAGTTGGCCTTAGCTTTCTTCTCTTTAGCCATGGCACCAAGAAGTGCTTCAACTGGCTTTACCAAATTGCCAATGAATGTCAGGCTCTTAAAAGCAAGAATCGCAACAGCAATGGCTGCAATCTTTCCTGCGTCAAGCCCGGAGACAAAGCCCTTTAGTTTTTCAAAGAACCCGAATAAAACGTCTCCAACGGTCACGACCCCATCTTCCAGGTTACTACCAAGGAAGAACTTAACAAAACCATCAAATGCCTCTGGCAAACTGAAGCCTTTGACCCCATCGGCAATTCCGGTAAAGAAGCCAACGATTTTGTCTTTTATACCGAGAATATCAATACCAAGTTCTTTAAGCTTAGCTACGACCTTCCACTTAATTTTAGTAAAGGCTGTTACAATCGGCTTGAAAATATCAGCGTCTTTGAAGTACTTGGCAACGGTGTCCTTAAATGCGGCCCAGATTTTGCCAATGTTTTCAAACTTAAAGCCGCCAAGGCTTTTTACTTTCTCAATAAACTCGCCAAATTTCTCTTTCGCGCCCTGAACAAATCCGGGGAATTTGCCAAAGAAGCCTTTTGCGCCTGTCAAAAGAGAGTCGAAAACGCTACTGAAGAACTCACCAAGTTTATACTCGACAAAGAAGTCATGAATGGCAGTCTTTGCCGCCGCCGCTTTTTCGTATATCCAGGTAAGACCATTCCTTACAGTCTCCCAGATTTGGCCGAAAATATTCAGATTTCCCAGTTCGTCTCTTCCGAGAGAGCTGAAGAAACTGTCGATGGCGGTCCAGACACTTTTAAGTGCATCTTTGATCTTCCCGCCAATTCCGGATGTAGAAATATCAGTCCAAAGCTGACTAAAGGCCGCTTTAATTCCGGCAAAGATGTCAATCTTATTACCTTCGTCGTCAACACCTCTGAGAATGTTTCCAATAGAGGTTTTGAACTTTACAGCAGCGTCAATAATCTTACCGAAAACATTTCTACTTCCGTCATCGTTATTACCGAGTTCGTTGATGTAGCTCTTAATGTTTTCTTTAAGAACTCCAAATGACTCCTTAAGTCTCGCCATTACTTCAGAGCTGGAAATATCAGTCCAAAGTTGCTTAAATGCTTCCTTGATCCCTTCAAAGAATTCCTGCGGAGTCTTTGCCGAGGAGAAAACCGCCACGATTGCATCCTTAAAGCTTACTAATTTCCCATAAGCTTTCGTAAGAATGCCGGGCATGTTTTCATAAATATAACTGAAAGTATCACCAAACGACGCTACAATGTTCTCTACTTGCGGAATCTGCAGAAACGTCTGAATCCAGCCCTCGATTGCAGTGGCGACTGCGACTACTCCCGCGCTGATTTTATCAAAGGTCTTCTCTATTATCTGGTTTTCTACAATCCAGTCTCTGACCTGCTTGACGACCAAGCCAATTCGGCCAGCGAACTTAACAATGTTCAGCCTCTGAAGAGCTCTTGTGAGCAAGCCAAATACACTGGTTGCTAGATTCTTCACGACCCGGATAACAAGGTCGATGGCTGAGAATATTCCAAGGAAAATGTTTCTAATATTGTGCTGATGCTTTCTTGTAAACTTCTGAAATGCATCAGTCATGATCCCAATCTTGTCAATAAGATTCGTGATAGTCTCTGCCGTAAGCGGCGGAAATATCATTGAAAAAGCCTTGCTGGCTTGAGCACTGATGTTACTAATGGCTTCAAGACCAACTACTAGGTTCGCAAGGAGCTTGTCTCTGCCACTTTCCTCAGGTTCGGCATTGAGAAGCTCGTTAAGCGGTTTTCCTGTTTTCTCCGCAGTCTTTTGGAGTCTGCGAAGCTGCTTAATCTCTTTTTCGGTATAGCCCATCGCGATGAGCTCTTCATCGGATCTTTGAGCTATACTTTCTTCCAGGTTCAGATTAGCATCTGCCTGCGCGATAATAGCGTCGGTAATGTTCCACGTTCCACCAGCGAGTCTATGGAGTTCGTTTACATAGTCCTGAACCTGCTGAGGGTCAAAGCCGTCTTCAGTAAGCTGAGCAAATCGCTCCTCCATGTTTGTGGAGTAGCCTTCGCTGCCGCCTTTGATAACTTTCATGGCGGCTTCGTGAAGCTCTTCCAGCGACTTTGTACTAGCGCTTGTATCAACTTGACCAAAGCCATCAAGGGCTTCTTTAATCATGCTGGTTGTTAGCCAGCCTTCGTCAAGGGTTTCGATGAAGCTCTCGATGTTTCCATCCTCAAAAGCGACACCGTTTGCCTTAGCAACTTCTTTCAAAGCCTTGGCAAGGCCGCTCGCCTGAGTTTCGGACAGACCAAGATTATCCCAATCCGAAGAGGTTACAAACTTTTCCTGAGCTCCAAAAGATTCTTCAAGCACTTCGTTGACGCTGTTTATCGGCTCGACAATAATGTCGTAAAGACCGTTTGCCATCGAAGTCCAAAGCGACGTAGCCTGTTCGTAATCACCGATTATGATTTCGAACATGTTCATGAAGGTCGTTGACACCGCGTCCTTGATGGAGTCAACAACGTCGGTCCAGGTTCTGGCTTCCTGTGCCGCTTTGAAGGCCTTAACGCCAAATTCATCGAACTGGCCACCCGCCTCCTGAATAGCCTCGGAAGCAGTAATGCCTTTTTCTTCTGTGTATTCGTAAATTTGTCCAACGGCAGCAGAGTACTCGTTGAAGACCTTCATCATTACTTCTTTCGTAAGCCACTGCCCAGCGGTCAATCTCTCAGCAAACTGGCTCTTCGTAAATGCCTCAAGCCCTTCATCCGAATCTGCCACAAGAGACTGATACGTTCCGTCGGCGTTCTCCTTCAAAGTTTTAAGCGCGATAGCGGCGTCTATACAGTGCTGTCTGAACTCATCCGTATCCATCGATGCGTTCTGGATAGACTTATAGTCTTCCTTTCGCATTACACCGGCGCCCATCGCCTGGGAAATCTGATACATTGCCCGACTGGCAGTTGCCGCATTTTGACCCGAAAGCGCCGCCCAGTTCGCAATACCTTCCATAGCGGTTACGGACTCTTCCAAGCCCTGACCGCTGGCGGTAAATTTTGCAATGTTGGCGACCATCTCCGTAAAGTTATAACTGGTTTCGTCGGTGAACCAGTTAAGCTTATCAAGCTGCGCATTTACTTCCTCAAGCGCATAACCCTGTGCAACGAGTGTTGCAACCGAAGTTGTCTTTTCGCCAAACTTCTGCCAGCCAGCGGCAACCTGATCAACGGTCATTGATTTGGTCAGGTTTTCAACCGCGCTCAAAGCCATGTTGGTGTAGCGAACGACTGCTGCGAAACCGACAGTATCTGCAAGACTGTCAATGCCGTTTCTGAGCATGCCGACGCCCTGTATAGCCGGGTTAAAATCAACTTTCTTTATAGACGTATTCAAGTTATCGAATCCGTCTTTTGAGGTTTTGAAACTAAGAGCTTCTTTCAGTTTTTGGATAGTCGATAGAGACGTCGTTGCGTTTTTCTCAAAATTCGAGTTCTCTAAACTCATCTCAACAACTTTAGAATCGACCACCTCACTGCTGCTTCTGCTCATTTCATCACCTCCCTCCACGCTTCATTTGCAAGGTCATCAAAAATGGGCTGAAGCGCCGGATTAATATAATCCCTTCCTTCAACCCATCCGCCAGTGCCGGTCGCGTGGCCGTACTGAAGTATCATCGCAATGTTTACGTGATTGTTTATGTTAGAATTGTGAAACTCTATCGTTGCCCTGCCATGCTCTCGAACTATGGTATAGTACCAGCTCGATGCGGTAAGGCCACTATCTACAGGTGTCGCATTCCTTAGAGCTTCAACACCTAATTTTCCGTATTTATTGAGTATTCCTACATTAAACTGTTCTTTAAGATGCTCAAGCCATCCGGTTACTTTGGAAAAGTCACCATTCTGTTTTATCTCAATCATCTGTCTATCCTTTTGAATTGAGCCTGGCTTTTCTCGCAGCGTTAAGCGCTTTGTTTTGCGCCATTATTTCACGCTTTGACATCTTCTTCTTAGGCTTATTCTCTTCGCCGCAAACCCTAATCAGCATGATCAGACGATTTATATGCCACTTTTCATACTCTGCCGGAATGTTAAACTGGACCATCCAGCAATAGATGAGTTCGGAAGTAATCTTCTGGGTTCTTCCACGCTTTCCATCGTCTTTAATCGTAGTGGCTGTCATTGGATCGTTTATGTAATCATTAATCTTTTGTATATCGTTCCGAGTGAGAAGATTTACCACAATAGAGTCGTCGTCTATCTCTCGGTTCAGAATCATGCACCGAATATAATCCATGGTCTCTTCGGTAGTTTTGTCACTATCAAAGAAGGGCTTATGCCATTTTGATTCCCATTTAGAGATTGAGATGAGCGAATGCTCCAGATAAAGTCTCGTGGCTTTAATTTTTCCAAACCGTTCAGTTTTTTCGTCGTAAAACTCCCGCTCAGGAATGTCAATTTTAAGCACTCGCTCACCTCCAGAAATATCAGCCTACAACATTCCGTTCCCAGACGCCCGGGCTTACTTCAGTCACCTTCTCAATTGCGGCGGGATTAGATTCAACCTTGCTAATCTCGTCAGAAATGGTTGCAGCAAACTTGGACGGGAAGATGTTAATCATGAACTGCTTTACAGTTTCGGTATCGCCCTTATACATGATGTCATCCATGAGCTGAGCAAATGCAGCACTGCAGGCAAAATCGTTAGTGATCTCTTCACTCTTTCTAAACACTTTGCCGTCCGCGCTCTTTTCGCCGTAGGCAGCAATGATCAGGCTCTGCATGGCTGCAAGCATCTGCTTTGCATCTTGCGTCGCAATCAGATTTGCAAGATTCTTCTCGCTGAACGTAGGATTCACGTCCAGAAACTCACGAAGCTGGGGCTCCGTAAAGTTAAAATATAAATCTTCCTCTCTCTCGTGACCGTCGAAGTCCTCGTACTTCTGTCTAATCTTATACATTGAGTATTCTCCTTTCATAAAAACGAGGCCCCTGCACTAGACAAGGGCCTCAAAACCAGTCGTTTTGGTTTATTATGCAGCAGTTACAATAACTGTGCAGGTATCGGTGTACGTTACACCATCCTTAGTGATAGATGCTGTAATGATCGTATTGCCGGCGCCTGCTGCAGTCACAACACCGTTGCTAACAGTTGCAACGCTGCTCGATCCACTACTCCAGGTCACAGTCTGTCCTGCAGGAGCGACGGTCGGAACCAGAGTATAAGTATCGTCTTCAACAAGCTTCAGAGAATGCCTGTTAAGTTCAATAGATACTCCGGAAGATCCGCCGAAGAAATCAGCAACTTCAGTCGGGAACGGAAGGCGTCCTTCAGTGTCGGCGGTTCCATACAGAAGATCCTCAAATGCAGCAAGGGTCTCAGCATCAACCTTGGTGGAGTCGATAACGACTGTCGCGGTCGGCTTGGATCCGGCAACGTCAACCGGCGTAGTGGAGATCTCCCAGCTCGGGTTCGCAGCTTCAGGGGAATCATTGACGGTAGCGTGCCCTCTCTCAGACGGGGAAGCCAGGCAGTTGTAAACAATATGCAGCTTATACCCAAGGTCGGTGCCTTCGGTATCGTTGCCGAGCAGGGTTCTGTAGCAAAGCGCAAACAGTTTACGGCTCTGCTGCCCGATCATGACGCCCGGAGCAAGCTCCTTGGAACCGTCGCACTCTTCGAACTCATCCGGATAGGTGTAAGATTCCAAAGTCGCACCGTACTCCTCGGCGCTCATCAGGTTCAGGTACTTGATGTTGTCAGCCCACAGCGGAGAGGGTTCCGCGCCAGACGGGCTCTCGTTGAACGCGGTAATGCCGTTCCAGGCAACCGGATTCTTAAACGTGTGGGTTTCGGTATCGTAGCGATACAGGACCATGCGGTCTACGCCAGTTTCATAAATTCTTTCTCCTACCTTATCCCATACAAGTCTGCTCATATGAAATTACCTCCGTTAGAAATATAAAACAAATACTGTGTGATTAAGATTATCTGCCTGATAAGATCTATTAAAGCGAATACATGGAATTCTGGATACGCGTTCCACTATTTCACTATCAGGGTCTCTGTCAATCACTGTTATCTGATAGGCAATATCCTGCAGGTATACTTTATTGTCTGCAAAACCATTGTCGATATCGTAGAGCGAGTAGCGTATGCACGGGTACTTCATCACTACCGACGCAGGGGGTTGGTAATACACGTTTCTACTTCCAAGTGCTTCGCATAGCATCTCATGCAGTTTAAGTCTGCGGCCCATTGTATACACCTCCGGCCGATAGGATCAGTCTAGGGCGCTGAACGGTGATGGTGGAGATCTTCCATTTAGTACCCATGAACTCTACATATTTAATGTTGTGAAAATTCTCATTAGCATAGGCGTCTGCCACAATGCTGAACTCGTTCGAGATGTTAATATCATCCAGAACTCTGTCCTGGCCAGATTCATGTCGTCTGGAATTGCGAACAATGTCCCCATAATACGGTCTTTCAACAATCGTATCTTCCCAGACGCCCGGTCTTGTTTCAGACACCGTAGCAAACCCGACGTTTCCATAAAATCTGGCCATAACTTCACCTCATTTTGATTTGATTACTGATTCGTTAGAACCTCCTAATGATCAGTGCTGGTCAGTAGTACCTGTTTGACCAGTAACAGCTCCAGTAGATGGATCATAAATCAGTACATCACTACTATCGCCAAGCGGCACAAGCTCTAACGAGCCAGACAAACCGGGTAGTACGTTAACAATCGTCTCATAGAAAGTCTCGCCGCCCTCAGTAACGCTAACAATTTCGCCGATCAGATCCTCAGGTCCAAGACCAGGACGAATGGAATTGTATATAATCGTTTCTGAGTCGCTATCACGATTTCCTTTGATCTGGAAATCCCCAGTTTCTCTTCTAAGTCTCATAAAGCACCTCCTTTAAGCGCCAATCATGCTCTGAGAGTCAAAGCCTTCGTCGCCGACGACCTTGCTGGTCCGCTTAGTCTCGGTATCTGCATACAGAGTGATCGCAGAGAACGGCTTCATCAGAGAGCCGGAGCACCTGGTCTCGATCAGATACTTCATCTGGTTGTAGTCGATATCGAAATCATCAAACATGTTGATGGATCCGCCCTTATCAGCGCCAACGCTGTAATCGGAAAGGTTTACGATCAGAGCCAGAATCGGCTTATTATTGTAGCTTGCGCGAGCCAGAATCTCGTCCGGAACAGTAACAATCCGGGATACACGGCACTTGGTTGCCAGTTCGCCCTCGGTCTTGTACAGCGGATGACCAGTGGTATCTTCCAGCAGCAGCATCTCAGACAGCATGGATTCGGAGGTGAACATGGTCGGGGAACCAGATCCCTTATACCCCTTACGAGCCTTGATCGAGGCCTTGATGAAGTTCTTTGCATACTGCTCAGCGGAATCTTCGATCGGGGTTCCGGCAGGAACCGCATTGGCGGGCGCAACTGCGTACTTAATATTGAACAGATCACTCTCATTCACGATCGGGCGAATGCAGGTGGGATCAATCTTGTCGTCATCGGAAGCAAGGCGACCATCGCCAAACAGATATGCACCGGCAAGTTCCTCGTCAAGCATCATACGCATCTCAGCCTTCAGCCATGCGATCACGTCGAAGTCGGTAATGTCGATCGTGTCATCGCGATCAAGCTTCTGCTTCTTGTAAACCGTGGTCGGCTGGGTGGAGCGCTTCAGCAGGCTGAAGACCTCTTCCTTCTTCAGTCTTCCCTTCAGATAGCCGCGAGCCCTGGCCTCCTCCTCGGTGATGTCGGCATAGGTGCTCTTGAGTCTCGTAAACGGAGTGTGGTGAACGCCGCTCATGACAACATTCACCCAGTTATCCGGCCGTCTGATAAATTCCGGCGGAGTATTCTGTTCCTTCGCAGACGGGAAGAGCCAGTCGATCTGCTCAATGCCGTAGTCCTCTGCATGCGCCAGGAAGGAATCCTTCAGAGATCCATACCGCTTAGCGTCAGCAATGATCGTGGCCATCTCGTCGTGAGTCAGGGTCTCGCCGCCCATGGTCATATCGTTTCCATCAAATACGTTGTGCTTCATAACATCGTCTCCTTCTTCGTCAAGATCTGAATGCTCTGCGGAATCGTCGTCGTCATCTTCGTCGTCCTCATCCGCAGCTCCGGTCGCGTCCTTAACTGCTTCATTTACCAGGAACTGGCAGACGGCCTTCTGATCGTCGGTCATCTCGTCGTAAATTTCGGCTACTGTCTTTTCCTTTTTCTCTTCCTTCTTTTCCTTTTCAGCCACTTTCTTTTCTCCTTCCTCATCTTTGTCACTGTGCTCAAGTTCGATGTCCTTGAAGAAGCACATGACCGCTTCGTCCTCTACTTCTTCGAACGAGCCGTCCGAATGAGCAAGGGCAACGTTATCTATAAACGCTCCCGGGTTAGCTCCGCCGTAAACCAGACTGACTTCTCTGATTATGCCGTGCAGAACCTCTTTTGCAGGGGACTGCTTAAGATGGTTGGCATAGATCGAGAGGTACTTGATGTCTCCGTGCTGAACGGCTTCCTTCGCATCCTGCGCTTTTGCAGAATTGTTGAATGATCCGTACATGTAGACACCTTCGTCTCGGTTTTCCAGGAGAGCGTGCCCAAGTACATCCGTCGGGGAATCGTGCTGATGCCCCCATACAAGCGGTACGGTCTTGCCATCGCAGTCTGCAAATGCCCCTTTACGGATGGTTCTCCCGTCAGAGCACTTGTAGTCGTTGGCTGTAGCCCAACCGCTAAAGTCATACTTAGCCATTTTGATTTCTCCTTCTTGTTACTGTTCGTACTCAACTTCCTCTTCTACAGGTTCCTCAACCTCTCCTTCTTCAGGAACAGGTGTTTGCCCCTGATCGTAGAGCTGCGGATTAGACAGTTCGTCAGCACGCTCGTCCATAATTGGCGGAAGCCCAATAATTCCTCTGGCTTCGTTCTTTGTGATGATTTCGCCTCTGGTGAGTTTCTCAAGCAAATCGCCAAGTTGAGTCTGAGGTGTCGAGACAAACGGATCTGTAAAGTACATTATCGTTTGCCCCTGAGTTCTCGCAGTCTTTGTAAGAAACTTGCATTTCATTGCGTTAATAATTGCAGAAATTACAGGCTCGATAGTCCGATTCATGTAATTCTGCATAACAGTCTCGTCGGCACTGCCATCAAACACGGCTTCGGGCATTCCGAGCTGCGCATGAAACATCTTGGTATAATACTCGACCTGAGTGAAGAGATTGTTCTCGATCGCCCGGTTGAGCTGTGTTACCTTCTCAGTTCCGTCAATGTAAGCAATGCCGTACTTCGAAGTCGAAAGCTGACTTTCAAAGTCCTTGACTCTGTTGTCGGCCTGGGTTCTTCGCCTTTCAGACTGTATGGTATAGGGAAGCTGAACAATTAGATTTGCTTTTCCTGAAGCAGACTCATCATCGATTACGTCAAGCTGACGAATCTTTCTGACAAGTTGCTGATAGAATGAGTTTGGCTCATTCATGATCGAATAGAATGGGTTTTCCGGAAGAGCAACAACACTTTTGGGAAGTGTAACCGGTTCGGTCTTTCCTGTCCGATCGTTGTATAGTTCCACTTTTACATCTCTCGGATACCAACCGATAACCTTTCCAACCCTTAAGGACTGAATGTCAAAGCCCCCGGTTAATCTCGGGTTTTCCGTTGTGTCCACGGGAACGATGGCGATTGCCCCTTCGTCAAGAAGCGACATAGCGCAATCCTGCAAAAACTGCCTAGCCGTCTGGTCAATGTTTGCTTGCATGGTCAAACACTCGTTCAGATCAGACTTAATGGGTTCCATATATCTTCCATCCTGATCGAGTCTGCAGTGTTCAACACGATGTTTTGCAACGTCAACCGCTATTCGGTTAAAGGTATTTGAGATGATTGAACGCTCGTTACCTCTTTTTATTCTCATTCTTCCGGGTCTGATATAACTTTCAGGTCCCAGATTGTAATGCGGGGTCGGATCTCTGCCTATAAAGGCGTTCCACCCATGCTGAAGTCTTTGAAACAGACCCATTTTGATTTACCTCCAAGTTAGCTATCGTTTTCTACATAATCCAAGGTTACTGTAATCTGGAAGTTCTCCGTTATTCTAACGGTACCACTAGAAACATTCGTAAACCCATAATACAAGTCCAGATTTCCCGTAAGAGCATTAACATTTGTCCATCCCTCAGGTTCCAAACTATTGCTATACTTTTCTGGAACACCGCTAATACTGATGCTTCTAACTGTCACATTTGCGGCGGGTATGTTCGTGCTACTGCTCCCACTAAAATGTCCCCCAGACGAAAGGTATCTCGTGTAGACCGTAGGCGTGGAAATATAGCGCCTTCTACGCGCTAATTCTGTCAATATTTCATCAGGGTACGGAAGTCTTGGTGCGCCTTCTTCTCCGTATAAAATATCCTCGATTCCCTCCAGTATTACCGGTTCAACATTCCTCGAATCTATGACAAATTCACACATCGGATCGAGTTCTTCATCAGATACTTCCTGCGGAAACGATTCAAACGAGATCTGTGTTTCTTGAACCTCATTAGAGTCGTTGATCGTGGCGTAAGACCTTGAAAAATCAGTAACGCGCATGTTATAGATTAGGTGGAGTTTGTATCCATGATCCGTTCCCTCGGTATCATTACCAACAAGACTCCTGTAACAAAATCCGAACAGCTCCCTTTCCTGCTGCCTGGCGTAAACTCCGGGGATGACCTCAGCCTCGCCAAGATACTCTTCGAACTCGTCCGGATACGTATAACAGTGAATCGATCCTGAGTATTCCTCCGGCGTATACTCCGACCCCACTTTGATGTCGCCAGAATATAAAGGAGTTGCATCTCGGCCGCCGTTTTCGTCATCTACCCCAGTAAGGCCGTTCCACGCGACACCGTTGGTGTAAATCCCACCAACCTGCGAATAGAACACCCCACGGTCAACGCCAATCTCGTACCTTCGCTCACCAGGAGCGTCCCAAACAATTCTGCTCATGGTAAGTCCTCCTTTTTAAGGTTTAGCGTTTCTTCCTAGCTCTTCTATTGCGGACATACTCAATGCCACTTCCCACTCCAAGAGTTGCATTATCGGCAATCTGCCGCGCTGTACCAACTGCGGCACTCCTAAGACGCCCATGGCCTTTTGCACGCGACTCGGTATATTTAAGTGCTCCGTGCGATCCTAAAGTTTTGGACAACAAGTAAACCTTTCCGCTTGACATTCTTGCAATGCGACGGTTCGCTTCCCTTGAATTCCTCGAATACAGGCGATTTGCTGCATTCTCCCGCTCTTGCATCCATTCCTCTCTGGAGGCAGCAATCTTCTTCTTTCTCTGTGCTTTGGTCAAAGACTTGTCGCTCTTTATTGCCTTCCGGTTCGTCTTATATAGCGCCTTGGCAGCACGTACGCTCTTATCGTGGCGAATCCCCCACCGCATTCCAACAACGCCGTAATGCTGAAGAGAATCTGACCGTACAACGGCATAGTATTCGCTCATACGCTATCTCCTCTTTACTGTCGCCGTCCCAGAGACCACCTTCTTCTTTCGCTGATGCGGGCGGGATTTACTTCCGCTAGCGTTCTTAACGGCCTTGTATCTCGCCTGTGCTCCAACTGCTCGGGCCCTGTCTCTGGCAAGCTGGCCAGCTAGTCTTCTCTCGTACCCACCGCCTGGGGTAAACAAGGCATCCTTACTCACTACCGCCTTTGCGTGATCGGTCGTATTTTTCAATTTCTGAGACATTGCAGAATTATACTTTTTAACACTTTTTTCCGCCTTGGAGGCATTCTGCCTTTTGGCGACATTGGCAGACGCATCGCTTATCTTCCTATTGACAGAGCCCATCGCTTTCTTCAACTTTGCAGAAGCTTTGTCTACTTTGCCAAGGGGGCTTTTCTTGTACTCATCACGGGATTCTCTAACTTTCCTCTGATAGAGTTCGTTTCCAGCACGAGCCTCCTGGTAGCCTGGGCCAGTATTGCCAGCCTGATAATAATTACTCTGGGCGTTTGCATAAGCTATACGAAAGTTGTCGTACCTCTTGATGTTCTTTTTAGCCGTAAGCCCAGAAGCATCGCTGACCGCTTGCTTCGCCTTATCTATCGTTTTGCCTACCCTATTCTTGATAGTTTCGTATTTCGCAGCATCATCTTCGACTTTTGTTCCGGTATTCTTTCCGTTCTGATAATCTGCCACTTCTTTCCACGTATAGAAATAGCGATAACTATCACCGTCACGTACTCTAAGCAAGTACTTATGGTTGTTTCTTGCTGATCCGGTGCCGGCATGGGTAAGGCTCGGCAAGGACCGTTCTACAGCGTAGTATTCGCTCATACATTATCTCCTTACTCAAACGAATCTTTATACAATTTGTAAACAACCCATGCGTCCATCAGAGCTGCAACGTTGTCGATCTTCTGCTCATAGCGATCCTTCAAAAGCTTCCTGTTTCCATTGGTGTCCTCGATGGTAATGCAATTTCCCATGGTGAAACTCATAAGCTCCTCGTCAAAGAGAAGTTTTCGATCTTCAGCAAGGTCTTTGAGTTCGCCCAAAGGAACAGACTCTGTTTTAGAACCCTGGATAACTTTCTCGACACCGAACGAGCCGTTCTCAGAAACCCACCTCTCGATAAACTCTCTTGCGTTGTACGGATCGTACCCAACTGCCCGAACATCGTAAGCAACGCGGCCATTAATGAAATCATAGAGATTCTCATAGACCTGATTCATGTCAAGAACGGTCCCGGGCATAACAATGAGAGAGCCTTCAGATAAAAATGTTTCGTACTTCATTCGCATCGCTGTTGGAAGCTTGTAGAGAGTCCTCTCCGTTATGTAACTTCTGGTCTTAACGCCAAAAGTGTCACCTCCAAGCGGGAACAGGAACGTAAACGCGCAGAAGTCATCGCCTCTCGACATGTCGCAGCCCATGGCACAGGGAAGCTGCCAGAACTCCCTCTTTCTATGAGGCTTTGTTTCCTCATAAGTGAAGAAGTAGGTATAGCCTTCCATCGGTATGCCGAAACGCTTGGCGAGAATATCATTCCTCGTGGCTGGCGCCTTCTCGGCTCTTTCCTTGTCAAGCTGATAAGTTTCGTAAGATACAGTCTTTCCAAGGTTGGGGTTGGCTTTAAGCCACAAGGCAGGGTTCTCAACTTCCTTAATGTCGTCAAGCCTGTAATAGAAAATGGAAACGTGAGGGGCGATGTAATCGCCTCTAAGAATGCTCATCAGCTCCATTTTGATCGTATCACCAACTGAGTTCCGAACGGTTCCCTCAGACGATATTGCAAGGATTGTGTATGTTTCGTTTTTACTTGCGCCCTGCTCGAGAGTACCGATAACGTCCTCTCGAATGTCTCCCGAAAGCCACTCATCAACCGAATTAATCGGTGAGTTCAAGCCCTGAAGCTTGTCGATAGACATAGGGCGAACTTCAAGAAGCGACCCGGTCAGGAAGTTCTGAATTCCCTTCTTAGTCGAAGCAAGCTTCACTCTATTCGCTTTCAATCCGGTGGTATTCTGGAGAGATCCTTCGGTCAGGAACTTGAAGAATGGCCCTCTGGCCCTTACAATTGCGGTTCGGATTGGTGACATGACCTCCTCAGCCTGGGGCATTGTCGGAGCCGTCGTTACCTGATGTGTGGTTGCAGGGTTTACTGTTAATTCATATGCCTGAATACAGGCAACGTACATGGATTTGGCAGAACCTCGAGCAGTGATTATGTACTGCTTTTTGGTCAGCCTCTTTTTGTGCTTTCTGGTAACATACCGCCCACCTGATTTGTTCTCATACGGTTCAAAAGCACTAATTTCCTCATAGTAGTACCAACCGTATAGCTCTTCCCCCCACAACTTGAACGAATCAAGAAGGTGAAGGTCAGAGCCATCGGTCAGTGTTAATTCGTTTTCACAGAATCTGATCCACCCCTCAACCGCCTGATCGTCATAGTAGACGCCTGGGTTTCTGATAAGGTCGTCGATTCTGTTCATCTCCATCGAGATCTCCCTGTTTATGGGAATCTCACCTCGAAGCACTTTCTCCCTGAACTGTCCATAGTATTTAGGAGTTGCGGTGTTCGAAAGCATGTAACCAACTCCTTTTCTATGTTATAGTCCAAGTTTCTGTCCATTTCGTCTTAGGAGATCGGAGTTCAGATCGTCGATTGAAATGCTGTCTGCTGATGAAGTTTTCAGTATTCGATCGATAGTCTTTTGTGTTTGTGGTGTTGGCTTCGGAACCGACTTAGCAGGTGTTGACCAAGGAAGGGATACGGGGGGAACGTCGGCATTTGACTTTCCGCCACGTTCTTTAGATCCGGTATTATCGATACCTTTCATAAAATCCGATATGGAGCTGCCAGCTTCTTTATTCCCGTTTAAGTCTCTCTGAGATAAAGGTTTAGTCGCCCACGGTAATGTCGGCTTCGGAACGTCCACATCAGAATTTGTAGGCCTAGGCGAATTCGATCCGCTTTTATCGATATTATCCATAAAGTCTAAGATAGCCAGATTTGCTTTTTCATCTCTCGCTTTTTGGAGATCCTTCTGAAATTTGCGTTCCTGATACTTTTCATTAGCTTTGGAAGCCGCATCTTTAGCAATACTCTTTGTCAATTCTGCAACTCTATCAAAGATGTCAGGCTCGTCACTGCCTGATTTTGATCCGGAATCGCCATCGTCCTTAAGACTCTCCATAAGAGACTTCCTGTCAATGCCAAACTCTTTCTTCAGGTCAGTATAAGACGCGTGAGCGCCCCTAATAGCATCCAAACCCTTCGACACCGCGTGGAGAGTATTTACAGCCTTTTCAAAAGCCGATGAAGGAAGACCCTTCTTGTAATCATTAAGCTGCCTCGCCGTACGCCCAAGATCTTGGGCTCTGTCGGCTATCCGTTTAAGATCCGCATCGGTCATCTGCCCTTTGAGTTTTGACAGTTTCTCAAAGTCAACGTTAACGATGGCATCGTCAATCTCAGCTCTGAGCTTCTTTTTAGCCTCTTCTTCTTTTGCCGCCTTCTTCTCAGCCTTCGCCGCTTTGCGCTCAGCTCTCTTCTGTACGCGCTCCTCGGCTCGTCTCTTTCTGCCTGCAGCCTTCAGAGATCCGTCATAGTTCTGGAACCTCCGAACGCCCCATTTCATGCCAAGTATGCCGTGATGCTCAAGAGTATCCTCTGGATCATCGCTCTCATACACGCCGTAAAAGTACTCATACATTGAGTTCACTCACCCCCAGTCTGATCCTCCAGCGACTTGTTATAC